TAGGCGACGACCGTTGGGAAGAACAGTTTGAAACTGGAGAAAGTGATCTACAGTGGAAGACACTTGAAGGCGGCATGAGCCAAATGATTGACGGCCCTAATCACACCAAAGTATATGATTGGGAAGGACGCAATAAATATCAAGAACGTATTTCAAACGGGTTTAGATTGTTTGGGAAGTACTTCGAAGCACTCTGGGATTAATTTATGAACAATGACGAACGCGATTTACCAATAATTAGTGAGCAGAGTCCGGTGTATCGTTTGAGAAAACGAGCAGAAATTCGCCGACAGATTCCTGGTCGTAAAAGCGTAAGAGAAGGCAAGTCGGATCGTATCGCAGATCTTTTGGAAGAAGCTGCTGATGAAATCGAATTATTAATAGAGCACTGTACAAAGGCATCACCCAAATAGGAATATTATGATTACATTAAAAGAATGGATGGAAGTATCCAACTACCGAATTACTGAAGGTAGTGATTACTGCTGGAAATGTTTTGGCCCTAACGCATATAGTCTAGACAGCTGGTCTGGCGATCAGGAAGGCTACTCATTGACTGTGCTGTTTGACACCAAGACACAAGAAGTCTATCAGGTAGAAGCACATGATTACGCTCGTAGCCGTAGTTACCGCAGGACTAATCCAGAGTATTTGCGTCAGTTCGAAGATGCGAAATGCCAATATGGTGCTGAGGACGAAGCATACGATGGAGTAAAGTTTGTTGATCTCGAAAATGACGACGACTTTATTCAGAAAGCACTAGCAATTGTAGCAGGTGAAGAACCAGTTGCTGGTGGCAGTGACGGCACAGGACCTGAAACAGTTACAGGGCAACAATTGGGTGCTGCAGGTGCCGGAACAGCGCAAACGATATAAATACATTATGATACTAAGAGAATTATTTTATCACGACCCTGAAACTGTTGAGTTCGTAGACGACAAGAGATACGACCCTGAGTATGATGATTCACCTCTTAAGAAAACAGACACTCGCAAAACAAGACTTACACTAAGTCAGATCAATCGAATCCGCAAAGCATCTGAGCTACATACAGAAGAGAAGCGTAAAGAACTTGAGTTCATTAAGCAAATGTATGGATTAGCATCAAACACAGACGCCGGCGGCGTTTAATCATTGAAAAAAACAGCATTTGTGCTAGGCAATGGCACTAGCAGAACATCTATTAATCTAAATAAGTTAAAAGAATATGGGACTATGTATGGATGCAATGCACTGTACAGAGAGTTTGAGCCCGACTATCTAGTTGCTGTTGATACTAAGATGATTTTAGAAATTAATAAATCTGGATACCAACACAGTCATGAAGTATGGACTAATCCAAATCGTGCATATCATCAAATGAATGGATTTAGTTTTTTTAATCCTTCAAAGGGATGGAGTAGCGGTCCTACTGCACTGTGGCTTGCTAGTACACACAGTGCTCAAGACATCTACATATTAGGATTTGATTATCAGGGTCTAGACGACAAAATAAACAATATATATGCTGACACTGTAAATTATAAAAAAAGTCATGAACGTGCAACGTATCACGGAAACTGGCTCAAGCAAACTTCTATTACTTGCCAGAAGTTTCCTGAGAAGAGATATATAAGAGTGTTAGGAGATAATCCTTTTATACCATCGGAATTTACAAAAATACAAAATTTGAAACATATTACAGTTGAAGAGTTTAAAAAAACATTTAATTCTTCCCAATTTTATGAAAATGGCTCGTTTTGAGCCTATTTCTATGTACTTTTCTGTGTAAATAGTAAATACATTATGACAGCCCCGCATCGGTTACAGGTGTGTGCAAAACATTTATAGGAGTTTAAAATGACAGATCTAACTAAGTTTGAAAAAATGCTAGAGCTACTTGTTAACGAAGACAAGGTAGCAGCACAAGAATTATTCCACGAAATCGTAGTTGAGAAATCACGCGATATCTATGAGTCACTTTTAGAAGATGATGAAGAAGTTGATGAAGCAAGCCACGAAGATGAAGATGATGAAGATGATGAAGAAGTTGATGAGTCAGACGAAGACCTAGACGAAAACTTTAGCTTAGACACATTTGAAGTTGAAGCCGACGAAGAAGAAGTTGATATGGACGACGAAGAAGAAGAAGAAGTTGATATGGACGACGAAGAAGGTGAAGACGAAGGCGATGTTGAAGATCGTGTTGAAGACCTAGAAGACGCACTTGATGATCTTAAAGCAGAATTTGAAAAAATGATGGCCGGTGAAGAAGGCGAAGAAAAAGACGACGAAGATGGCGACATGGGCGGCGACCAAACTGACGACATGATGAGCGATTTGGGCATGGATACTGACGAATCTACAGATGAAGACGAATCATTCCAAGCAACTGTTACTCCAATGGAATCAAAAGTAGCTAAATCAGCAGGCGAGCAAATGCGCGAGTATGTTGAAAAAGTAAGTGCTACAATGGGCGACAACGGCGTAAACACAACGTCAACTTTGGCTAAGCCAAACAATATGGGCGGAACAACTGCTAACATCGCAAAAGGCGGAACAGCAGATACTAAAGGAACAGCTGGTGGGTTGGCAAGTAACAAACCACAAGTAATGAATACTAAGAACGTAAACGTTGTTGGTGCAAAAGGCGCGACAAAGATGTCAAGCCAACCTGGTCATGGCGCTGAGAAAAAGGGCAAGCCAGAAACTGCTGCTAACACTAAAAGTACTGTTGGCAAGTAAGTAAGGACCTTTAGATGAAAAACTTACGAGAGCATTTGACGTTCACCCAAGCTAATATAGTGCTTGAGAATACCAACGAAGGAAAAGATCTCTATATGAAAGGGATTATTATCCAAGGCGGCATTCGCAACGCTAATCAGCGAGTGTATCCTGTAAATGAAATAGGCAGGGCTGTCAAAACTCTCAATGATCAAGTTAAGAACGGATATAGTGTCCTCGGCGAAGTTGATCATCCAGAAGGACTTAATATTAATATTGACCGTGTGAGCCATATGATAACTGAATGTTGGATGGATGGCGATAACGGTTACGGAAAACTAAAGATACTACCAACACCTATGGGAAACCTAGTTAAAACCATGCTTGAAGCAGGCGTTAAACTAGGAGTCTCATCGCGTGGTAGCGGTAATGTATCAGAAGATGGAAGCGGCAACGTTTCCGACTTTGAAATTATCACTGTGGACGTTGTGGCTCAGCCTAGCGCCCCTGGTGCATATCCTACACCAATTTATGAACAACTTATGAATGCACGTGGAGGATTAAAGGCAATTCAAGTGGCAACTGAGCTACAAGGCAATGCAAAGGCACAGAAGTATCTTAAGGAATCGCTAATAAACATTATTAGCAAACTCCAATGAAACAGGAGAACATAATGATAGATGCACTAAAAACATTATTCGAAAACGATGTTGTTTCATCTGAGATTAGAGAACAAATTGAAGAAGCTTGGGCGCAAAAGATTCAAGAAAACAAGATGCAGGCAACTGCTGAGTTACGTGAAGAGTTTGCACAAAAGTATGAGCACGATAAATCAACGATGGTTGAAGCTATTGACTCACTACTTTCTGAGCGTCTTGCTGAAGAGATTGCAGAGTTTGCGGAAGACCGTAAACAGCTAGCAGAAGCAAAAGCACGTTATGCTGTTGCAATGCGTGAAAATGCAAATCTACTAAAGGGTTTCGTTGCTGAAAACTTAGCAGCTGAAATTAAAGAATTGAGAGCAGACAAGAAAGCAATGGCTAGTAATTATGCCAAGCTAGAAGAGTTTGTTGTTGAGTCTCTAGCAGGTGAAATTGCAGAATTTAACGAAGATAAAAAAGACTTAGCTGAAACAAAAGTACGTTTAGTACGTGAAGCTAAAACCCACTTCGCTAAAGTTAAAGCTAACTTTATCGAAAGAAGCGCCACAGCAGTATCTGAAATGGTCAGTAAATCACTTAAAGGTGAAATTTCTGCACTAAAAGAAGATATTGATACAGCACGAAGAAACGATTTTGGTCGTAAAATATTTGAAGCATACGCAAACGAGTATACAACTTCACACTTGAATGAAAATTCAGAAGTTAGTAAACTAATGGGTGTACTTGCTGCAAAAGACAAGCAATTAGTAGAAGCGAAAGCATTTGCTACAAAAGCAAAAATACTTGCAGAAACAGCAAACAAAGAGAAATCTCAGTTAGTTGAATCAGCAAAGAGAGAAAAAATAATGCATAGTTTGGTTGCGCCCTTGGGCAAAGACCAACGTGAGATTATGACAGACTTACTGGAATCAGTACAAACTGATAGACTTCAAAAGTCTTTTGACAAGTACTTACCATCGATTATCGACGGAAATACTCCAGCAAAGCGTAAGGCACAGCTTACAGAAGGCACAGAAGTAACAGGCAACCGTCCCGAAACAAAAACATTGACAACTAAAGCAGACGAATCTAACGTATTAGACTTACGCCGTCTTGCTGGATTAAATTAAGGAGATTAAGATGTCAGAACTACTAGAATCACGCTGGTTAGACACCAAAAACGCTCTTCTTGAAGGCCTGCAAGGCAACAAGAAGTCTGTTATGGCTACTACACTAGAAAACACTCGCAGATATTTGTCAGAGAGTGCAACAGCAGGCGCAACTTCAGCAGGTAACGTAGCAACACTTAACCGTGTTATCCTACCAGTTATCCGTCGTGTTATGCCAACTGTTATTGCTAACGAGCTAGTTGGTGTACAACCAATGACTGGCCCAGTTGGTCAAATCCACACATTACGTGTACGTTACAGCGACACTGTTGCAGCTAACGGTGGCGTTGTTGGAACAGCAGCAGGCGAAGAGGCTCTAAGCCCATTCAAAATTGCTGAACAGTATTCAGGTGCAAATACTGGTAGAGCAGCTTCAACTGCTGTACTAGAAGGCGCAGCTGGAAACAAAATGTCAATTCAAATCTTGAAGCAAACTGTAGAAGCCAAAACACGCAAATTAAGCGCACGTTGGACTTTTGAAGCTGCTCAAGACGCACAGTCAATGCACGGTATTGATGTTGAAGCAGAAATCATGGCAGCTCTTGCACAAGAGATTACTGCTGAGATCGATCAAGAAGTACTAGGTTCACTATTAACTCTTGCTGGTACTGCTGCTCAGACATACAACCAAGCTGCTGTTTCAGGTACTGCTACATTCGTTGGTGACGAGCACGCTGCTTTAGCTGTTCAAATCAACCGTGTGAGTAACTTAATTGCACAGCGTACACGTCGTGGCGCAGGTAACTGGGCTGTTGTTTCGCCATTCGCGTTAACAATCCTACAATCTGCAACTACTTCAGCGTTTGCACGTACAACTGAAGGCACTTTCGAAGCTCCTACTAACACTAAGATGGTTGGTACTTTGAACAATGCTATGAAAGTTTATGTAAACACGTATGCAGCAGACGACGCAGCCGTACTAATCGGTTACAAAGGTTCAAGCGAATCAGATGCAGCGGCATTCTACTGCCCATACATCCCGCTAATGAGCTCAGGTGTTGTACTAGACCCAGCAACATTCGAACCAGTCGTATCGTTTATGACACGTTACGGATATGTTGAGCTAAACAACACAGCATCGTCTTTAGGCAATGCAGCTGATTACTTAGGTAAAGTTGCTATTACATCAGCTAACGTTACTTTCAGCTAATAACTATTAGGTTATAGTAATGTAAAAGGGCTCTTCGGAGCCCTTTTTTACGGCTACGTATTTAACGCAACTCTTTTTAATTGATAAATACTTATGTCGATAATCGTGCCGCAATCAGCGGACTTATGCAGAAATGACCCACTGCGTAGACCTAGAACGTTTTAAAGGAAGAAACAAAATGGGAAGACCACTACACAAAAAATATTTCGGAACACCAACGGCAGGCGGCGACGAAATTAAAGTACAGTTTTACAACGGAGCTGCATCAGTAAACGGCTGGATTATTAAGCAACTTGGATCAAAGAAATTCCGTTGCACAGACGGCACAGAAGTAAAAGATTGTTTCTTAGTAGACAAACTTACTGGAGCAATTGCTGCTGGCGAGATGACTATCACGGTCAAAGACGACGCTGGTGTAGCACGTCAAGTTACTAAAATTGCAGGACGTAAAGTAACACTTGACACCGGTGTAAGCATTGCTTGGGGATTTGCTGCTTATGGTGCAGTCGCAGATGCAGTTGAAATGGAAGAAGCTGGTACAGATGCAGCACAAGCTGGCGCAGACGACTTCGAAGTCGACGCTGACTAAGATTAGATTAGGGGAATTCTGTTCCCCTAACTTTCTACATAGGATATAAGAATGTCAAAATATTTAAACGTACCAAATGGAGATTATAAAGTATCTGTGAGAACAGGTGGCACTATCTATTTGAATACTGGATTTGATACAGGTACTGTTGAAATTTCAGGAAACTTGCTAGTTCTAGGCGAAACAACAACTGTCAACACTGCTGAATTAAATATTGAAGATAACATTATTACATTAAACAGCGGAGAAAACGGCGCTGGCATCACACTTGGCGAAGCTGGAATTAAAATTGAGCGCGGAAGCCTTCCTGATGCATTTTTTAAATATGATGAAGATGTTCAAGGATTTATCGCAATTAACGGTGCTAGTGCATTAATACCATTTGCAACTAATGAAATAGATTCAAGAAGCCAAAATTTAACGTTAAATGCCGGTAGCAGTACAATTAGTGTAAACCCAACTGTAGATTACGAACAAAAAGTATTTACTTATGTAGCAGGCACGCTAACTGGTTATGATGTAGCCAAAGCGGATATAATACCAAATGCACAAGCTGTAGTTGATTATGTTGCATATAACTTTGCAAACGTTTTCCTACGTCAAATTGGTGACGGTGATTCAAGTATTGAAATTGATGACTTTCAAAGTAGCGGCGTAGACAGTGTAATTACTTTTAAACTTGACGGACAGATTGTAAGTCAGCTTTATGCAGACCGTTGGGAATTTGACGACTTAAGATTTACAGGATCTGTTATTGACACAGTGTCAAGTAATCAAGATCTAGTGTTAAAGTCTTCTGGTACAGGAAGTATTAGAATTGACGATACTTTACATTTAAATCGTGTACCGAGTGATGACGATGCTAGTTTTGCACCAGCAGCACCAAATGATGGTACTAAGATTTATATAGCAAATCAGTATACGGGAAAATCAGGAATATACTTTGTTAACGACGAAGGTAACAGAGACGAATTAGTAAGTAACAACAGAGCACTCCTATACGGAATGTTATTTTAAGGATAAGACATGGCAATAGTAAATCAACAATTAACAACTACGCAACTAGATATGATAACTGTTCCTGCAAGCAAATCATATGCAATTACAAATATTTTAGTTTGCAATAACGGATTAGCTCCGGCATCATTTGACCTCCATTTAATTCCACAAAGTTCTAGCTTAAACAATGCTGTTACTCGAGTAATTAATAATTTAGAACTACCTGCTGGAGAAACTTTTACATTTGATAGTGAGAAAATTGTATTATCACAAGGCGACAAGATATCATTTGTCGCCGAGCCTAACATCGGTGCAAGCTTAACTAATCTTGCTGCAACTGTGAGCTATTTGGAAGTATAATATGAGATTAATTAAGGCGCAAACTACTAACCTAAGAAGTATTTACGGCAAGGGAGTTAAGTATGATATTAACGATCAAGTAATTATTGACAGTACAAATGTTATGCTTGTGCCTAAAGGAACAACAGGTCAAAGACTGTCCAGTCCCGTTAATGGACACATGCGGTATAATACAGATGACGAACAACTTGAAGCATATCAAAACGGTGCTTGGAGGGAAGTACGCTTTAAAGAGCCTAATCAAGATCCTGGAATTGTTTGGCAAAATCTAGGCGTTGGTAATGTAGCAGCCGACGAAACTGTCTTTGGAGAGTTAAATAGCGGTGATGCAGACTATCTTGCTCCAGGAAGTGCTAATAACATTTTAGTATTAATTGAAAACGTTTTACAAATACCAACAACAAACTATACAATACATCAAACTGCTGAGATCACATCAGGCGGCGCCCAAGAAGGTCCTAATCATCCTTATATTCCGACAGATACAGGTTGGTGGATTAAATTTACAAGTCCTGTTCCAACAGGCAAACCGGTCACTGTAATTCACAACTTTGACAAATAAATACAGTGTCAGAGGAAGCAATTAGATGTCAGAACCACAAAATGGCCGTATTGGCGGCAGCGTATTAAAAGATAATCTTGAACGCCAGGGCGTAGATCTTAATTTTAAAAATACTAGTGGGTCAACTGCATTATTGCATCTTGATGTTAATACTTCTAAAATTAGTATTAATACCGAAGCTGCTACAGATGCTCTTACTATAGCATCTGTATTCCGTACAGTAAACTTAGAATCTACTTATAACAATATTGCAAACTTTACTATTGATAATAGTCAAATTGTTGCACTCGGCGGCGACGGCTTTATCAACTTTAATGCTGCTAACAATATTTTTGCAACTGCTATTGCAACTGACAATTTAAAAATAGACTTTAATACTATCAGTACAACTACAGCTGATACTAATATTGAAATACGCCCAAACGGATTAGGCAATGTAAATATTCAAAGCAATTGGAATATTACTGGTAATCTACATGCAACTGGCAACATAGAATTTGGCGGCAATCTTACACTAGGTAACGACAATACAGACAATGTATCATTTGCATCTGATATTAATAGTGATATAATTCCTAATCAAACTAACACAAGTGACTTAGGTAAAGTTAGTAAGCAATGGTTAAACATTTATAGTAATCTACTTAACGGACAGGCAATTGAACTTGATGAACTTGTTGTAGGGGCTGCTGGATCAAGTTTAGCACGTAGGCAAGGTAACATATTCTATGTTAGTACACTTGGTAGTAATACCAATGTAGGAGATCATCAACATGGTGCGTTCCGTACACTAAAACACGCACTTGCACAAAGCGACGGTAGTACAACTGGGCCATTAGTTATTCATATATATCCTGGAGAATATGAAGAAGAATTTCCGTTAACTGTTCCTTCACATGTAAGTATAACAGGCGAAGATTTAAGAAATACAATAATTAAACCAACAGTTGCAACACAAAGCAATGATGCATTTTTATTAGAAGACGATTGTACAATTGAAAATATTACCATTAAAGACTTCTATACAGGATACGCATTCCGTTTCACGTCAGGCGGATTAGTAAACACACGCTCACCGTATATTAGAAATGTAACTGTTATTACAAAAGGATCAGTAACTAGTGCTGATGATCCAAGAGGCTTTAACCAAGGCGATGCTGGCAAGGGCGCATTAATAGACGGTGCAGTATTAGATAGTGCAAGTTTAGAAGCAAGCATGTTGTTCCACAGTTGTACATTTATTACACCAGGTGTTGATTGTATCACAATGACAAACGGTGTAAGAGTAGAATGGCTGAATAGTTTTACGTACTTTGCTAATAGAGGATTATATGCAACACAGGGTGCATCTGGTAAACTTATGCCTAGTTCTTCAATACGTTATGGCGCAGAACTTAGATCAATTGGGTCTGCAAATGTATACGGTAATTACGGTGCAGTAGCAGACGGTGCTAACACACTGATGTATCTAATAGGACACAACTTTGCTTATATTGGAACGGGAAAAGATGTAAGTAATGATAACACACTTACTCAACAAAGTCAAGAAACTCTAGAATTAAACAATGGTAATATTGTTTATACAAGTACAGATGAAAAAGGTACATTTAGAGTCGGCGACAATTTTTATGTAGACTTTGAAACAGGCGAAACTAGTATTGACGCAAGTCAAATAGATTTTAGCGGAGTTGGCTCAATAAACATCAGCAATGGTGTTGATCTAACTTATATTGACGGCGAGCGTGTTGATACTGGAAATATACGATTTACTGGCAATACAGTTACAACTACAGATGGTGATTTAAATCTAAGTCCTGTAACTGAATTGTTTAATACTGATAATAACGCAGGCTTAATAATAAGTCGTGGCACAGATTTACAACGTAACAATCTTGCAGCAGACGTTAGATACAATACTAATTCAAATTTGTTCGAAGGGTATTCAACGAGCAATCTAAGTTTTGGTGGAATATATTCACAGAATAGACAAACTAGTGTAGATGCGCACAATACTAACAATACGTTAATCTTTAGAGTAAACGGAACGCAAGTTGGAACAGTTGACAGTAACAGTACAAACTTACATGGATTGTCGACAGGCGATACGCTGTTTGATAACAATACTATAAACACTACTCTTTCTAATTCAGACCTAGAACTTAGAAGAACAACGGCTGCAAATGTTGTAGATATTTTTAACATTAATATAAAAGAAAATAACTTTTCAAATTCTAGTAATAATTTGTTAATTGTAAAATCAACTAATCGTGGATATGTAAAATTTGATAGTACAACTGGATTAGTTGTACCATTTGGTCTAGATGCACAAAGAACTGTTGCTCCGTTATTAGGCGAAACTCGCTATAACACAGAAGGCGACAAGCAATGGCTAGAAACTTATAACGGCGAAGAATGGCAAAGAAGCGCAGGAGAAGGCCAAGAAGTTACTGAAGAAATCTTAAAAGATCTAGTCGATATATATACCCTTGTACTGGGTTAATTCTCTAAAACGATAAATACTATTAATGCAAAACGCGACCTTGTTTTGCACTATCATACTGTGGTTAACCAGCAAAGAGTCGTAAGACTGAGAATTTGGCTAGAGGGACAGGATCCCCGTATAAGGAGAAGAGATGGCTATTGGTCGCATTAGTGGTCCGCTCTTAAAGGCAAACTTGCTTCGTGAAGGAGTAAATCTTGCATTTGAGAACGATTTACTATATCTAGATGTTAATAACAGCCGCATCGGTATAAACACCGCATCTCCCCAATACGACCTAGACGTAAACGGAACTACTCGTGCTCCTGCACTAGAAGTTAGCACAACTGCTAATATTGCTAGTGTAAACATTACCGGAACAACAATATCAACAAGTTTGCCTACACTAAGCTTAGGTGCTGCTGATAATGTTATATACCAAAAGCGCCTAACAATTGATAGTCTAGATTTAGAAAACAATGTTATTAGTTCAAATGAAACTAATGCAAACATTGAGTTTGCTCCTAACGGCACAGGCACTGTAGAAATATTTGCAGACACTAATGTAACAGGTAATATATTTGCTACTGGCAATATTACAGCAGATGGCAATATTACAATCGGCGATGCTGACACAGATAACGTTACATTTAATGCAGAAGTATCGAGTGACATTGTTCCTGATGTTACTAATACCTACAGCTTAGGTACTCCGACAAAACAATGGCAAGACGTTAGAACACAAAACTTCTTTGCTGGCACAGTTACTACAAGTTCAATTGTAGTTGACGGCGTAGACATTGCACTGCGTCAAGGTAATATATTTTATGTTGCTGAAAACGGCAGTGATGCATATAGCGGCGACCATCCTAACGATCCATATGGTACTTTAAAGTATGCTCTTAGCCAAGCTACAAGCGGCGACACAGTGCACATATACCCAGGCGTGTACCAAGAAGCGTTCCCGCTTACAGTGCCCGTAGGCGTTACTGTAAAAGGTCACAGCATACGTAGTGTTAATATTACACCAACTGTAGCAACGCAAAGTAATGACGCATTTTTATTAAATGGCGGATCGACAATTGAAGATTTAACTATTTCAGGATTCTATACAGGTTATGCATTTAAGTTTGCGCCTGGATTTACAGTATCAGGAAATAATCGCTCACCTTACATTAGAAACATTAGTGTTATTACTCAAGGCAGCGTTACAAGCAGTGCTGACCCTAGAGGATTTGACGAAGGTGATGCTGGTAAAGGAGCGTACATAGACGGGTCTGTAGCCGGCGCTACAAGCTTAGAAGCTACTATGCTGTTCCATAGTGCTACGTTTATTACACCTGGCGTAGACGCTATTACAGTGACTAACGGCGCTAGAGTAGAATGGCTTAACAGTTTTACATACTTTGCTAATCGCGGCATATACGGAGTAAATGGCGCAACTGGTCTAAGAGGAACTGGGCAAACGGCAATCCGTGTTAGTGATCTAACAGGTACTATTCTAGATGGTAATACTTTTAGCTATTATGACACCGATGGTACTACAGTATTAGCAACAGGCACTATTAATGGTGTCGACGCCGATGGCAAGTTTTACGTAGACGGCAATCTAACAGGATTAGAAACTGCTGGCACACGCGGTGGCAAAACTGTTACTTCATACAATAATGCAAGTTTAGAAACTAGCGTTAAGAAATTTGGCACATCTAGTCTAAGTTTAGATGGAGTTGACGATTATGTAGGCGTTGCAAGCAACAACGACTTTGGATTTGGAACTGGCGACTTTACAGTTGAAGGTTGGTTCTACTTTAATAGCGTGGCTGCGCGGTCTGTACTATTTGATTTTAGAGCGAGCGTGGGCACTGACGTTGCGCCTGTGGTTTTAGTGGCAGCAGGCGGACGAGTACAGTTTTATTCTTATAATCTATCTAGAATTGTAGGAGCAACACTAGCAACAGGACAATGGTACCACATAGCAGTTAGTCGCACAGGCACAACTACAAGGTTGTATGTAAACGGTGCAAGTCAAGGAACTGCGTGGACAAACTCAGAAGACTATGGCACTGCAAAATCAGCAACGATCGGTGCAAGATTTGATGGCACTACAATAGTAAGTGGATATATTGATGAAGTAAGAGTTACTAAAGGTCTAGCTAGATACACAAGTAATTTTGTTGCACCACTATCAGAATTTGTTAGTGACGGCGATACTGTTCTATTGTTGCACATGAATGGCGAAGATAGTTCAAATGTAATTGTTGACGACACACTCAATTCGCAAGACATAAGATTTAGTAACGGTGCAACTGCAAACTATGTAACACTAGCAGACTCAACAGACTTTGGTGCTGAAGTGCGCTCAATTGCAAGTGCATGTGTATACGGTAACTATGGTGTTGTTGGTGACGGCAACGGCGTACTAATGTACTTGATCAGTCAAAACTTAGCTTACATTGGTGTAGGCAAAGACATTGACAACGACAATACAAATGTTATACAAGCAAACGAAGTTGTTGAATTAAACCGGGCTAAGATTAGATACAGCTCAGTTGATCACAACGGTGACTTTAGAGTTGGTGATTTGTTTTATATCAATCAAGCAGACGGTAGCGTAGACTTTGGTAGCTCAACGTTTAATATTAACACAACTAGTGGTATAACTATCACCACTGGCGGCAGCGTTACTACTATCACTGGCGACACAATTGATACTGGCAACTTGCGCATCAGTGGCAATACAATATCAAGCACCAGTGGCGACATTAACCTAGACGCAGATAGCGGCACAGTTAGAATTAATTCAACTAGTGCGCTACAATTGCCTAAGGGTAATACAGCAAGCCGTCCAACACCTGCGACAGGAATGATTCGTTACAATACAGATAATGAATTGTTTGAAGGATATGACGGCAACTGGATTGCACTAAACGGCGTATACGATTTAGACCTAGACACACGGATTACAGCAGAACTTACTCCTGGCGCAAATGATAGTACAATTAGATTTTATATTAGTGATAATGTTGTTACTACAATTGATGCAGACAAATTAACAACACCAAGAATTGAAGTAGACGATATAAGCATTGACGGAAACGTTATTACAACTGAGACTGTTGATACTGATCTAGTTTTAAGTGCAAATGGTACAGGTTCTGTAGTCATTGATAATTTAGCATTTAAAGATTCTACAATTACAAATAGACAAGTAGACGGTGTATTAAATTTTCAGCAAGAAGGCAGCGGCTACTTTAAGATTGAGGGTACTACTGGCTTTGTTGTACCTGTTGGAGCAAACAACAACCGGCCGGCAGCGGCGTACCGCGAAACTGGAATGACACGTTATAATACAGAACAAAGATATTTAGAAATATGGGACGGGTTTAGTTGGGTGTCTGTAGCAGGTGCAACGGGCTCAATTAGCTTTGCTGCTGCTGAAGACTTAGCAATTGAATACGTACTAACATTGGGATAATAAAAAATGGCAACGCAATTTAAAAATAAAGTAGTAAAGGAAGTAGGACCAATTCCTATACTTGCATTAGAAACCGACGCAGCTACACGTTCGACAATAATTGGTCTTAATATGGCTAACTTAACAGAATTTGTAGTATATGCAAGTATACTAATACATGATGATACTAGTGTTGAAGGATATTTTATGAAAGATGTTATGGTGCCGCCAAATAGTAGTTTGCATGCACTAGCAGCAGGCGAAAAATTAATACTTGCTCCAACAAATCAATTGTATCTAGTTGCTGATCAAGATGAAGCATTAGACGTAGTTATAAGTTACGTAGATATTGTATAAGGAATAAA